CTAGATTGGCTTGTAGAGTTCAAATTCATACCGTGGAGGGGCGCATACGCAATTGGGCTACCTCATCTTATCGGAGGTCTTTCTGCCGCCCTTACGGGGTCTCTGAGGGCTCTGTTGGACACGGCACACGTAAACAACTCCCTCACGATGCTAAAGCTCAAGGGAGCCAAGATTTCTGGTCAGAGCCAACAGGTCGAGATTACTCAGATTACTGAGATTGAAGGCGCACCCGGAGTTGATGACATTCGCAAGATTGCTATGCCTATGCCATTTAACCCACCAAGCCCAGTTCTGTTCCAGTTGCTAGGATGGCTAGACAGTGCCGCCAAGGGCGTAGTAACCACAGCCGAAGAGAAGATTGCAAGCGTAACGTCTAATACCCCAGTAGGAACAACGCAAGCCCTAATCGAACAAGGTGCCGTTGTGTTCTCAGCTATCCACTCCAGACTACACGATAGTCAGCGTAGGGTATTGCAAGTTCTGGGTCGTATTAACCGTTGGTACTTGGAAGACCAACGCAAGGGTGACATCGTTGCTGACCTAGAGATTAGCCGTGATGACTTCCTACGCAACAGCGACATCATCCCAGTATCTGACCCACATATCTTTAGTGAGACACAGAGGATTGCCCAGCTGCAGTCCGTACTACAGTTGAGTAGCCAGTTCCCCGGAATGATTGACCCTAGGGCGGTGGTATCAAGAATGCTAAAACAGCTCAAGGTGCCAGACATCAACGAGCTGATGCCCAATACAAGCAAACCTACAGAGCTAGATGCCGCAGACGAGAACGCGGCTATGGCTTTAGGTAAGGCTGCCTACGCATACCCTCGGCAAGACCAATTGGCACATATACAGACGCATTTGACGTTTGCCCTAGACCCTGCCTTGGGTAGCAATCCACTTATAGCGCCTACGTATATACCACAGGCACTAGAGCATATTAAGCAACACATGATGCTGTGGTACACAAGCCAGATGAAGGGCTACGTAACCACAGGCTCTGACATCAAGCTAGGCAAGTACGAGAGCAACAAACTAGCGTCTGAGATAGACAAGGCTATTGCTCTGGCGTCTGACCATGTCAAGCTAGACACAGCTCAGGTGTTCCAAGGTGTCATACCTGCGCTACAGCAACTGGGTCAGCTAATGCAACAGTTTGCACCTAAGCCACCACAGGATGCTGAGTCTGCCGCTATCTTGCAAGCGTCTATGGCTGAGACACAGCGTCGTGCCGCTAACGACCAAGCTAGGTTAGGGCTAGACACAACCAAGATGAACCAAGGATTTGCAGACAAGCAAAGCGCTAGACAGATTCAGGTGGCTATGAACGCCGAGAACAACCTGACTCAAGAGCGTATCAAGACAGCGGAGCTGACCGTAGATGAACTCAGACTCCAACGTGAGCAAGAAGAAACAGCAATAAAGCTGAACCAAGTAACACAACGTAACCTAGGGAGATAACCATGGCAAATGATGTAAAAGAGTTGCAAAGTGAAGGCGTCAAACAACACACACGTATTGCTACGGGTGCGTGGATTGATGGTAGTGAGTTTAAGGAGAAGGGTTCAGCGACTATGCCACTAGCTAATAGTGACCATGGAAACTTTACAAAGTCCTCTATTGAGAAGTCTAACGCGTGAGGTACATTTCCGACATCATTTCAGCCGTAAAGGCTGAGCAGGCACGGATAGCCGAGTCGTTGACAGCAGGTAATGTTGTTAACTTCGAGACCTATCAGCGCCTTGTCGGACAGCACCAAGGGTTAGTCAAATCTTTAGAGATTATTGAAAATCTTTTAAAGGAAGATGAAAATGAGTAATAGCACGGTAGCCGTTGATTCGGCTGATGTACAGGAGGCTTTTCCTGTTGTAGACCCCGGAGCTTTGCCGTTAGGCGCACGTGTACTTGTACAACTGCGTAAGACAAAAACAAAGACTGCATCTGGGATAATTTTACCTCAAGAAACTAGAGACACCGAGAGGGCGCAGAACCCTGTAGGCAAGGTGATTTCAGTAGGCCCGTTGGCGTTCAAGAAGCGCGACACAATGGAGCCGTGGCCTGAAGGGTCATGGTGTGAGGTAGGTGACTATTTACGTGTCCCTAAGTGGACTGGAGATAGATGGGAAGTTCGTGTCGCAGACGACGAGAGTATCGAGTTTATGATTATGAACGACCACGAAGTAATCGCTAAGATTACAGGCAATCCATTACAGACAAAGGCATTCATATGAGTAAAGACCAAGCATCGCAAGAAGCGAAGGAGATGATGACTATTCAGGAGGGCGTAGACGGCGGTGCCGTTGTAGACCTACCCGATAGCATTCCATCCCCTCATGTTCAGGCTGGTGAAGAGAGTGATGCCTCCGATGACGCCGCTGAACGTAGAGAAATAGAGGAGACTGGCTCTGTTGACCCTGAAATGGACGAAATGCGTGCGGCTAAACGCCACAAACGTCGTGCTCGTAAGGACTATCACAAGCAAGTTGAGGTAGAAAAAGACGTAAAACTGAATCATTTGACGCGACAGAACCAAGAGTTGCTTGAAAGACTGTCTTCTTTAGAGAAGAAGTCCCATGGTTCCGAGATTGCACGCATTAACAAGGCAATTGAAGACCAAGAGAGCAGAATTCATTACGCTAAAGGCAAGATGTCAGAGGCTACATCGACTGGTAACGGTGATTTACTCGCCAATGCACAGGAAATGTGGTTTGAGGCACGTAGAAGCCATGAGGCGCTTGAGAACCTGAAGAGTAGAGCTGTTCAGCCCCAAAGGCCGAACACTATTCAGGCTCCAGACCCCATGCTACAGCGTCATGCGAGCGAATGGATGATGAACAACTCATGGTATGACCCTAATGGGAAAGACCCTGATTCTCGTCGTGCGTTAAACGAAGACCAAATCCTTGCGGATGAGGGCTACGACCCAAGAACTGCTGAATATTGGGAAGAGCTTGATAATCGCTTGCAAAAGTACATTCCACACCGTTATACTGTGGATAATGACGAAAGACCGTCTCAAAGAACTAGACCGAAGAGTGTTGTCACAAGTTCAGGACGAGAATCTTCGCCGAGTAATAGTGGTGGAAGAAACGCATTCCACTTATCACCAGAAAGGGTGAGAGCTATGAAAGATGGAGGCTATTGGGAAGACCCTGAGAAGCGTGCGAAGATGATTCGCAGTTACGCACTTGCAGATAAACAATCAGAAAGTAATAGGAGATAGAAATGGATACTCGTATAAAGAAATCATTGTCAACTGGTGGACGCGAAAATCGCGGGAGTCTTGATAAAGTTCGAGAGGCACCAGAGGATAAGTTTATTTCAGCCGAAGAACGTCGAAAGATGTGGAAGGACGAATGGACACAAAGTGCATTGCCCAATGTCCCTAATTTAAAGGGGTGGCATCTTTGCTGGTTATCAACAACCAACAGCTATGACAGCATTGACAAGCGGATTCGACTAGGGTACGTACCTGTGAAAGCAGATGAGTTACCAGAGTTTGACAATCACCGCGTAAAGGCTGGCGAGCACGTAGGTTATGTAGCGTGTAATGAAATGTTGTTATATAAGATTCCGATGGATTTATATCAGGATGTTATGGCACATTTCCACCATGAGGCACCTCTTGAGGAGGCGAATAAAATCAAACTTCAAGCAGAGGCAGCAGCAGGGGCACGCGACAGGAACGGGAGAAATCTCGCTCAGGTTGAAGGCGAAGGATTGGGCGAAATAGACAAACCGATGCCATCTCCGCAATTTGTGGGGTAGGCTTTAAAATATAAAGGAGTTATTTATGTCTGCAACCTCTGCTCCGTTCGGTCTGCGTCCTGCGTTCCATCCATCTGGTTTGGATAGAGCGCAAGCGCTTGCTGGCGGAATTGCATCAGCCTATGCCGATAACATCTTGAAGGGTCAAGCCATCACGTATGTTCAAGCTACAGGAAATATTGAAATAGTAGCTGGTACCGAAGCCTTCTCTGGCGCCTTTGCTGGTGTCGAGTGGACTGACGTTACTGGACGTCGCCGCGTATCAAACTTTTGGCCTGCAAACACCGCATACCAAACAGGTTCATGCGTAGCATATTTTTACAACGACCCTAACATCGTGTATGAGATTCAAACAGACGCTACCGTTGCACAGACTACTCTCGGAAACGAAGCAAATCTGAGCAATCTAAACGCTGGTTCAACCTCTACAGGATTGTCCCAAGGTACTCTATCAGCCACTATGGTTGGTACTGGTGTTCAAGGACAGATGAGAATCGTTGATTTAGCTCCTTATGCGGATAACGCTTGGGGTGACCCATTCGTAATAGTACGTGCTACTGTGGCTAAAACCCAGTTCGTGGCTCCGTCTGTTGCTATTTAATAAAGGAGACTAGAACATGGCCGCACCAATGCGTAGTACGGACTTTAGAAGCATCGTTGAACCAATCCTTAACGAATGCTTCGATGGAGTCTATGACCAACGTACCGATGAATGGTCACGCGTTTTCCGTGAACAAGAAGGTATTCCACGTAACTACCACGAAGAGCCAGTCCTGTACGGATTTGGCGCAGCACCTCAATTGCCTGATGGAACACCTGTTACCTATCAGCAAGGTGGTGTACTCTTCCTCAAGCGCTATGTATACAACGTCTATGGCCTAGCCTTTGCGTTGACCAAAGTGCTAGTTGAAGATGGCGACCATATCCGTATCGGTCAGGTATATGCAAAGCATCTTGCTCAGTCATTGATTGAGACCAAAGAGACTTTGTCAGCTAACGTGCTTAATCGTGCTTTCAATGCAGCATACCCCGGTGGTGATGGCGTTGAGTTGAACGCAACTAACCACCCTATCGTTAACGGCACTGCCAGCAACTTGCTGACAACTGCCGCTAACTTGTCGCAAACATCTCTTGAGCAAATGCTTATCCAAATCCGTCAGGCAGTGGATAACAACGGCAAGAAGATTCGTTTGGTTCCACGCCAATTGGTTGTGGCTCCGGGCAACATCTTCCAAGCTGAAGTATTGCTGAAGAGCGTATTGCGTTCGGGTACTGCTGACAACGACATCAACCCAGTTAAGTCAATTGGACTGTTGGATGAGGGAGCTGCTGTATTGTCCCGTCTGACTAGTGCAACTGCATTCTGGGTGCAAACTGATGCTCCTGAGGGCATGAAGTTGCTGATGAGACGTAAGCTTGAAAAGACCATGGAAGGTGATTTCGAGACCGACTCAATGCGCTACAAAGCCACAGAGCGTTACGATGTTGGCTTTACCGACTGGCGTGCTATGTACGGCACACCGGGAGTGTAATAGTTAGTTGTAAATAGTAGTAAATTCTAGGGTTTCGACTCGTTAGACTGTCCTAGCAGACGCATACAAGACTAACGAGTCATTTACTTTGTATGGAGGAAAATAATAATGGGACAAACAACTTTTTCAGGCCCGGTAACATCAAAGGCAGGTTTTAATTCTGATGACACACTAAATTCTACTGATTTAGCATCAGGCTCTTATAATTTAACAGACTTTACTGTACGCCCTGCTGTAACCTATACAGGCACGGTAGCAGCTTTAGTAGGCGCAGTAAATCAACGCACAGCGGGTGTTTCAGGTGGTAACATTTTCGGATGTTATGCTCAAACATCATTTTCTAATAACCCAACAAGCACACTAACAGGTTTAAACACTGCTGTTTATGGCGTGGTTGACTGTGGTTCTAGCACATCTATTGGAGCAGCTTACGGAGCAGTTTTTGATTTTGCGCAATTTGCAGGAACAAGAGCTTCAGCACCAATAGCATTTATAGGGTTCGGTGAAGAATCTTCTGCAACTAATCCTTGTTTAAATTTACTTGAAGTTGGTAGAACTAGCAAAAATGTGGCTGCAGGTTTAGCAGTTACAGCAGGAACAGCATCTACCCCTGCAGGTCAAATTAGAGTTTTAGTAAATGGTTCTATTCGTTATATCCAATTATATTCAACCTCAATATAATGACTGAACACGATATACAAGAAAGACTTAAATCTTTGGACGCCCAACGTATTCAAATGGAAGCAAATCTAAATGCAATAGGTGGGGCTATCCAAGAGTGCCATTTTTGGTTAGCAAAGTTCAGTCAATAACGAAAAAGGAAAATAAAATGGGTCAATTTAAACCGATGGTAAAAATGGAGACCACAGAGCCTTCAGTAATACTGAAACTCAAAAGTGGTGGTCATGTGAACATGAAGAAGGGTGGTAGCACCTCTCATGGTCACAAAGCAATGGGTAGGGCTGACGGCGGTATCATGGACGCACTAGCTGGAACACCGTCACTTGTTGGTCGTCCTGCTATGGCGGCTCCAGTCCAAAAGATTGGCAAGCCATCCATGTCAGCACGCCGTAAGGCAATGATGGCTAAGCCAGCAATGTCAATGGCACCTATTATGAAAGAAGGTGGCAAGGCTGACACTGCTGAAGACAAAGCTATGGTAAAGAAAGCCTTTAAGCAACACGACGCTCAGGAACATAAGAATGGCAAGGGAACTAAATTGGCGCTTAAAAAAGGCGGCAAGATGGCTACTGGTGGAGTCGTTCTTGGTAATGGTGGCGGTTACAAGACTGGTGGCGTTGTCCTAGGTAATGGCGGTGGTTACAAGACAGGCGGAGTTGTCTTGGGTAACGGCGGTGGCTTTAAAGCAGGAGGTAAGACCTCAAAAAAAGCCTACGCGGCGGGGGGTACTGTTAATTCAGGCAAACCTGTCGCGATGCCTCAAGGTAGCAAGAAGCCACCATCACCTGTAAGCATCAGCAAGCTAGCTGGCACTTACAAGAAGGGTGGTAGAGCAACTCCTGCTGAGAGACGCGAAGAGTCTGCATTCAATTCAGAGAATGCTACTGCTATGCGTCAATCTAAGGCTGATAGTAACCTGAAGTATAGGTCTGGTGGAGCCGTTACTGAAAGAGAGCTTAGGATGGCGAAAGCAATGCCAAGCGGTGCTGGCTCTATTTCTGATGCTGAGACCAAAGGTTACGAAGACCATTATGCTAGGGAGAAAGCTGACAATGAGGCTGATGCTCAGGCTATGCGCGACATGATGATGTACCTACCTAACAAGGCTGCTGATTTATTTCATAAGCTACATGGGCAAGGTTCTGTCACAGAAGCAGAGCGTGAAGCTACTCGCACTATCGCACCTGTAAAGCCGTAAAGTAACAAAATAGATGGGGGGTTCGCCCCCCCACTTATCACTGGAGGTAGAATGAGTACACTAACAAATGTTTTCTCAGCTAACAGCAGTTCTACTGGGACTATTTACGCTGGCGCAACAAACCTTGCTGGGTATCAAGCACTTTCTGGCGGTACAGCTGGAGAGATAATTTTTCGTGACGGTGGTTCTGGTGGAACTGTTCTATTGAAAATAAACATTCCTGCTAATACGAACAATCCATTTTCAAATCAAATACCCGGAAACGGAATTAGATTTAATACTGACATTCATGTGACCCTTCCAACAAGTGCGTCAGTTACTATTTTCTGCGGATAATGCCAAGCAAATCACCATCTCAGCATAGATTAATGGAGGCGGTAGCTCACAGCCCATCATTTGCTAAGAAGGTTGGAATTCCAACTAAGGTAGGAAAGGATTTTGTAAATGCTGACAAAGATAAAGGATTCAATAAAGGCGGGTTGCATTTATCTGTGGGGGGTAATAAAGCACTATCCAACAGCAAAAAAATAACCACAAAAAGCCACATAAGGTATAATAATCAAGATTGGTAAGGGACATAAATGGCTTATTCAGGCACCTCTGGTACAACAGTAATCAAGGTTCAAGACCTGATTGACCACGGCGCACGCCGTTGTGGAAAACTTGCCGAAGAATTAACGTCTGAGCAAGTCATGGCTTCTCGTAGGTCTCTGTTTTTCTTGCTGTCAAATCTAATTAATATCGGCATACAGTATTGGGCTATTGATAAGACTGTCATGGGTCTTAATCCCAACCAACTTACATATAACCTACCACTAGGCTCTAACGATGCGCTGAATGTGCTGTACCGCACAATGGCACGCCCTACTCCAAATGCTACTGGTGGCTACTCTGCATCGTCAGGTATAGCCTACAACGCCTTCGACAGCCAAGTGGACACAATCTGCCAACAGACTGCTCCTGATGGAAATATTGGGATTGACTATGGTCAATACAACAGCATCTACTCTGGCTCTATTGGTATTATGGCTGGTACTACTGGTCAGTTCCATATTCTGCTTGAATACTCACTGGATGGAATTACTTGGAGTTTACTGCTGGATACTGGCGTAGAAGAGTGGGTAGATATGCAGTGGCTCTGGTACGACATCGATGTCGGTCAGAACGTGCAGTATTATAGGATGCGCGAGACAGGGGGTAACACCCTTGCTGTTCGTGAGTTCTATATTGGAAATAACAGCACAGAGATTCAGATGTCACGCCTTAACCGCGATGACTATACAAACCTACCAAATAAGAATTTCACAGCCAATCAGCCATTCCAGTATTGGTTTGACAGGACAATACCACTGCCGACCATATACCTATGGCCTACACCCAACACTTACTTTGTACAGATGGTTGTGTGGTACTCGCGTCAGATTATGGACGTTGGCTCGCTATCTGGTGAACTAGAGATACCTCAGCGTTGGTACGAAGCTATCCTGATGAACCTAGCTCATAGGATGAGCCTAGAGCTACCACAGGTTGGCTTGGATAGGATTCAGTACCTAGAGACACAGGCGCAGTTCTATTTGAACCAAGCTGAGCAAGAGGAGCGCGACAAGTCGCCTATCTACTGGGCACCAAATATTTCAGTTTACACATCCTAATGCCCACCTTCATGGACACGCGTGGCCTCACATCCTTAGCGATAGGGGTTTGTGACCGCTGTAAAATGAAGAGGGCGTTTGTAACGCTAGGGCCTGACCCCAACTTCCCCGGACTTCGGGTATGCGAGGAAGGGTGTAAGGATAACTTCGACCCATATCGTCTACCTGCACGCAAGACAGAACGAATCAACCTTAGATTTGCACGTCCTGACGTAAGCGTAGCCACAGACCCAAATAACTTAACAGTCGACCCTTACGGTGGAATAGTCATGTCCACTGAAGGAAATACTAATACTCCAGAGAACGATGGGAACCTAAATGGGTTGCAAGTTATACCCACATCTTCATAATGCCAAACGTACAGATAACGCAACTACCTAGCGCTGGTGCTATTACTGGCACAGAAGCCGTCCCTATCGTACAGAACGGTGTAACGGTACAAACTACGACTGCCGCAATATCGTCTGCACCTAACCAAACACAGACATTCTTGACCGTAAATACAGAGCCGACACTACCTAACAGTAGATACGTTGGGGTTGGCTCTGGATTGCAGATTACTGACGGCGGAGCGCAGAGTCTTCTACAGGTTAATCTAGTAGGCGCGGTACAGGCTCTAGACACGCTAGGAAACGGTTTTGTTGTAAAGACTGGTGCTAGTACCCTAGCCAATAGAAATATCGCTGTAACAGGCTCAGGATTGGCTATAACCAATGGTGGTGGTCAGGCTGGTAATCCAGTTGTAGCTTTGGCTGGTTTACCGCTATCTTTATCACAAATGATAGGTACTGGCTTAGTTGCCATGAACGCTAGTACAACCCTAGCACCAGTTACTATTGTTGGTACAGCCAACCAAGTGTCTGTCGCTAATGGTACTGGAGTTGGTGGCAATCCAACCATCAGCATAGCTGACAATCCAGTCATTCCCGGGACTGCCGCAATGCAAGTTCCGTCTGGAACTACAGCTCAACGACCATCTGGAATAGATGGTGACTTGCGCTACAACACAGATACCAATTCATTTGAAAGTTACGCTAATGGAGCATGGGCAAATATAGGCACAGGAAACGGAGCAGTCACATCCGTATCGGTTGTAACTGCTAATGGCGTATCTGGGACAGTTGCGAACCCAACTACCACCCCAGCTATTACTTTACTACTAGCTAAGTCTGGTACAGGAACAACTTACCTAACTAACACCAGCCCTACAATCACTAGCCCAACTCTAATAACCCCTGCTCTTGGTACACCTACGGCTCTTGTAGGCACTAATATCACAGGTACTGCGACAGCCTTTACAGCCAGCAACGTAACAACTAACGCCAATTTGACAGGCGAAGCAACCTCTTTGGGTAACGCAACCACTCTGACAAATTCAGCAGTTATTGGCAAGGTGCTTACAGGCTATGTTTCAGGCTCAGGTACGGTGGCAGCTACCGACACAATTCTACAAGCTATTCAGAAGCTAAGTGGCAACGCCGGTGGTGGCGGTACAGTAACTTCAGTTTCTGTAGTAACGGCTAACGGTGTATCTGGTACAGTTGCAAACCCCACAACCACTCCAGCCATTACTCTTAGCCTAACCAAGACAGGTACAGGCACTACTTATGTAGTGGATACAAGCCCCACATTGGTAACCCCTGACCTTGGTACTCCGTCTGCTCTTGTGGGCACTAATATAACGGGCACAGCCGCTGGACTGACTGCTGGAAATGTAACAACTAACGCTAACCTAACAGGGATGGTGACATCGGTTGGAAACGCAACCACAGTCGTGACCAATGCCGACTTAACTGGGGGTGTAACTTCTGTAGGTAATGCTGCGACGGTTGTAACAAACGCCAATCTGACAGGTGAGGCCACCTCTGTTGGTAATACCACTACACTTACCAACTCTGCCGTTATTGCTAAGGTATTGACTGGGTATGTATCTGGCGCTGGCGTTGTGTCATCAAGTGATTCAATACTTCAGGCAATAGAGAAGTTGAATGGCAACTCGGCAACAATTTCAAATCTAACAGGAGTCATAACCTCTGTTGGAAATGCCACAAGCATAGCTTCCCAAACTGGTACAGGAACTACTTTTGTAGTTGATACAAGTCCCACCCTAGTAACCCCAAACCTTGGAACTCCAACTACGTTAGTTGGAACTAGTATCACAGGTACGGCTGCTGGATTCACGGCTGGAACCGTAACTACCAATGCTAACCTAACGGGCGAAGCTACTTCAGTTGGTAACTCAACCACTCTTACCAATTCTGCCGTTATAGGCAAGGTGATTACTGGTTATGTATCGGGTGCTGGAGTGGTATCTGCCACAGATAGTATCCTACAAGCCATTCAAAAGCTCGACGGTAATACCGCAGCCTCTGGAAGTGGTACGGTAACGTCAGTTTCTGTAGTCACAGCTAACGGACTAGCTGGCACAGTTGCTAACGCTTCTATTACCCCAACAATCACTTTAACAACAAGCGTTACTGGAGTAATTAAAGGTGATGGTACAGCGTTAAGTGCAGCCACAAGTGGCACAGATTACTCTCTGGGAACATCTGCACTAGCTACTGGTATTGTTAAAAGTACCACCACAACAGGTGCGCTAACAATAGCAATAGCTGCTGACTTTCCTACGCTGAACCAAAACACATCTGGTAATGCTGCTACTGTAACTACTAATGCTAATCTAACAGGGGTTATCACTTCCTCTGGCAACGCAACGTCTATAGCGTCCCAAACAGGCACTGGAACCAAATTTGTAGTAGATACTAGCCCAACGCTAGTAACTCCTAACCTTGGTACCCCTACGGCTCTCGTAGCGACCAACGCAACAGGTACAGCAGCGGGTCTTACAGCTGGTGCTGCAACTGCCCTAGCCACAGCTAGAACCATAGCAGGTGTGTCTTTTAACGGCACAGCTAACATAGCAATACCTTTAGATAACCTATCGGATGTAGTAATAGAGACACCGTTAGTAAATCAGTTACTAGGTTATAACGGAACAAACTGGATTAATACTAATGCGGCTAGTTCTGGCGCTGGGTCTGGGGTTGTTCTATACAATGCCACTCCTATCATATCTGCTATAGGTACTCAGAACAATGTACAGATAGCGTCATTAGTCACTATCCCTGTAGTAACCGCAGAGCAAGTAGTTACAGGTACTGCAAACTCGGCAAGCAGCCCCTTCCTATTCTCTGCGTTTGT